CTATATTCAGTGTGAAAACTACGGTACTGCTTCTAGTGTCGACTTCATGTTTATCCCGGAACGTTCTGACGCGACGTTCGTTTCTGGTATGGCTGTCACTGCTGCTGATAAGAATACTGATGTTACTCAGTCTGCTCGTATTCCTGGAGCTATCACTTGGACCACGTCTATCAACAATACTAAGAGTACCGATGCCAATGTTGCCTCTACGTCATTCAAGAAGCTCCAGTTTGATATTCCTCAATACTTCCATGATAAGGAATGGCATCTTGATGCACCTAATGCTACTACCCCTAACTTCTGGGTTGTTAAGGACGGTAATTCCTTGTTTACTGGTCCTCCCACCTTCGTGCTTCGAGGTCATCTCTATGCTCGTATGAACACTCCTGATCATGATAATAGTACTGCTATGTTCATTAAGGCTTTGTTTTCCTGGGACGTTGAGCTCCATACCGGCAACAATATCTATCCACCTCCAAATCAAGTAAATGATGCCTCTTAATTTTTTATTTAGGGTTCTGAAAAAAGGGGGACCCGCCTGCGGGGGGCGAAGCCATTAAGGTTAGTTTAGGATTAAAGTTAGGCAAGTTAAAAAGCACTCCCGGCTAGAAACCCTACTCTGAACGCTGTTGTCCAGCCTCTCGAGCGTCTCCTTAGGTGGATTGCACGTGTGTGCATGTAGTCTGTCCTTGTCCCAGCCAATGCCGACCTAATACCACTTCTTGCATATTGTCTGTATGCATACTTAAATAGTTTGCCTCTTGCATGGCCTCGTCTCCAAGCGGCTCTCCACTGTGCACTAACCATACGGTGGAAGAAAAAGTGTGACTCACGTCGACGTGGAAGTGTCGCGTGACAAAAAGAAGTGACTATAGCACAGTATTACCTATAGTCACTTCTGTGCTTGTGCTACCGTACAAGATAACTCGTTCTCCTCCGCCCATCTTTTATTTTCTTCTCGGCTACCTTACTAGTTTAGCTCTGCCTACTCGTAAATGACTACTCGTTGTCCTGTCTGCCGTGAATCCACTGTCTGGGCTCAACCTCGTTACCGCTGTATTAAATGTCAGGGAGTATATCTGGATCTCGTCACCGAAATTGGGTGTTCACCTACAACAATCCCCCTTATGATTGGTGCCCCGCAGAGGTTTTCTCCAGCTGTGAATCAATACAATTTCTCGCTGGCCAGTTTGAGATCGGCAACTCTGGAACTTTCCACTATCAAGGATATGCCGTGCTCTCCTACGCTGTTGGATTCCAAGGTCTCCGAAAACGCCTTAAATGCCCAACTGGCCATTTTGAGCCACGTAGAGGTACTCATCAAGAGGCTCTCGCATATTGCCTCAAAGACGACTCGAGAGTTGTCGACCTTCCAGCGCATTGCCTTGGACAAGAACCGTCCACCTCCCAAGGAAAGCGAAACGACCTCCTCGCCGTCAAAGAAATCCTCGATGATGGAGGAACCCTTAAAGACGTCGCCGATTATTCCTTCGGATCTTATATTCGATATGGACGAGCCTTCCAAGGATATCTCAACCTTGTCACCCCTCACCGGTGTGAAGCGCCAACTGCCTATTACATCTGGGGACCTTCCGAAACTGGCAAATCTCGTCAAGCGTGGGCGCACGGTGCCTCCTTTGCAGGTTCCCCCGATCGAGTCTACCCCGTCCCTCTCTCAGCTGGCCCAAGTGTCTGGTTCGATGGATATGACCCATCCTACCACAAAGTAGTTGTTTTTGATGATTATTATCACAACTTCAAATTTTCATTTCTCCTTCAACTCCTTGATCGATATGCCATCCAAGTCCCTTTCAAAGGAGGATTCATCAAGTTCACCGCTCCCCTCATCTATTTCACCTCCAACATCTCCCTTGACTCACAATACCCGAACATTCCCGATTCAATCGCGTTGTGGCGTCGCTTTAAATCAGTATTGCGCTACTACCCTGATCGCGTCGTTCAGTGTACTCCTCTTAATCCTCTTGGTCTTTACTGAATAAAACATGGCTATGATTCCTGAAGATCGTTTCTATCGCGTTGGCTTTGGAGCTGCTCCTCTTGCTGGCACTATTGCCGCTATTCGTCACGCTCTTGTCAACTATGCTTATCCTGCCCATGTATCATATCTCAAGAAACGTCAAGCTCGGTATAATATGGCGCGTGGCCGTCTTCGTAGATCAAACTATGGCTACAACCGTGGAAGAAAAAGCAACACCCGCAGCTGGCGTCGCCCCGGTTATCGAAGATATGGAGCCCGTCGCTACTACCGCTCCTATTAATCAGGCTGTCCTGTCTGCCACTTTCCAGGGCCTTCAAAAAGGTGCTATTAAGAAGAAATATTCTGGTTATGCTGCTCGCATTATGGCTGGAGCCCGTCCCGCTAAGCGATTCTATAAAAAGAAATCCTTTTACCGAAAGCGTTATGGTGGAAACTCCCGTTTCTCTCGCCGTCGCCGTTATTAGTAATAAAAACGCACTATGAGTCATTCTTCCACCCAATATGGATATTGAACAATTCCTCCCTGACCGTCCTGGCTATGCCGAATTTGGTTATCAACGCCCTCAATGGGAAGATCCAATATATAAGAAGTCTCCACATACTAAATCAAATGTTAAGACGTATACCCAATTCAGCTCTGCTACTGCTTCTTATTCAGGAACCACTGTAACCGGAGGTCAAAACTGGACAAAGGTTACTTTTGCAACTCGTTCTCTGGTCGATGGAACCATCACTAGTGGTGTGGATACTATCCCTCTCAACCAATTGTTTGGTCCTGCTCAAGGTGGTACCACCTTTGAAGAATATGTTGGTCTTGGCTACAACCGTAACCCTGATGGGATGCAGGAATGGGCTATTACCAAGCAGGCTGTTAGAGTCCGTCGTACTCGTCTCTATATTCAGTGTGAAAACTACGGTACTGCTTCTAGTGTCGACTTCATGTTTATCCCGGAACGTTCTGACGCGACGTTCGTTTCTGGTATGGCTGTCAC